ATGGGCCATCAGCATTAGGACACATTGTCCTTGAGACAGGTGGAACTGAAAAAGTTAGGATAACTTCTACAGGCAACGTTGGTATTGGTACAACTACCCCAGCTGATAAACTATATGTCTCAAGTAGTGGATTTAATGTAGCTACTTTTGATTCATCGTATGGTCAGATGGCTATTAGTTTTGCTAATAACGGAACTACATTTGCTCAAATGGGTTCTGGTAATTCTGTTACTCCAACAGGCGCGTCAGATGATTTAGGATTTGGAACAGCAGGTTTAGCTAAAAATATCATATTTGCTACTGGTACTTCGTATCTTGAAAGAATGCGCATCACCTCAGCTGGCGCATTACTAGTTGGAACATCTTCTACTACAAATACAGCCGCAGGTAAAATTGTAAACTTAACGGCAGGTTCTTCAACACCCGACTTAGCTTTAAATGGGGGAGCTTGGAGTATTGCTTCAATAGGAGCTGAACCTGCATTATATTTATCTTCAAATATTGTAGCTGCAACAGGCATACCGGGTGCAACACAAACAGCTAAGGGGGGGATTGGATTTGAGTATTCAAGTGCAGCAGCTCCAACTGATTTGGTATTAGGTATATTTGGCACTCCTACTGTTGCTTCAAGTGTTAGATTTTTTAACAATACTGAACGAATGCGTATCACCTCAGGTGGTAACGTAGGTATTGGCAATACTAATCCAACAGCAAAACTTCAAGTTGGAGCTGAAGCTCATCCAAGTGCTACAGGAATTGAAGTTGCAGCTGGAAGCGGTGGAGCAAACTTAATAGCTTTAGATAGCTCAACTAATCATAACTGGTTACCATTTACTGATGGTACAAATTATTATTCAGCTGTATCACACGTATTCAGAAATGAACTTCACTCTACAGATTGGATGAAGATTACCGCTGCTGGTAACGTAGGAATAGGCACAACTGCACCACAAACTAAATTGACAATAAGTGGAGCTAATGTTGCATATGCTGGCCAATTACAAATTGCCTCAAATAATTATGCTCAAATAACATTCTATAATTCAGCAGCATTAACACCTGGGGCAAGTAATAGAAAGGCTAGCTTGATTTACAATGTAGGTGGTAATACTTTTGAAATAGCTAACCAAATAACAAATGGTCATTTAATCCTTCAAGGAAGTGATTCAGGCGGCGGAAACGTAGGTATTGGTACTGATTCCCCAGGAGATAAATTAGTTGTTAATGGAAATATAAATTCAAAGAATACAGCATTATTTTTTGGAGATGGATCAGATAATAGTGCAAGTGTTTTTGCAACAGGTGGTCCTGTAAAGTTTTTTGCTAACTCTTCTGAGCGTATGCGCATCACCGCTGGTGGTAATGTAGGTATTGGTACTACTGCACCTTCAGAAAAACTTCAAGTAATTGGAAATGGTAGATTTGGAGCTACATCAGGAAATGATTTGGGTATAGATATAGATCATGGTAATGGAATTAGTGATTATGGAAGAATTAGATTTTATCAAAACGGTGCTAATTATAGCACAATACATTCTTTTTCACAGGCTTGGCAAGGTGGAACAGTATTTAACTCATCATCTGGTGCATTAAATTTCGATGCTGTAAATGGTGCTACATTTGGATTATGGTATGACCCTGACGTTGTATTTGTAAAAGGCGGAGTTTCTTATTTTAAAAATAACGTAGGTATTGGTACTACTAGTCCATCTCAAAGACTTCACGTAGCAGGCAGAGCACTTGTTGATCGTTTCCAATATACAAAAGCTATAGATTATAGTAGTGGAGATTTAAATTCATTAACTACAGCAGGTTTTTATGATGGGGAAAATATGTCAAATGCACCAAATTCAGGTTGGTTCTATGTTACTGTTGAAACCTATAGTGGAGACAATAACTGGATACATCAAACAGCCACATCATTTGGTTCAGGAAATACAGCAAACGAAGTATACACTCGTGTTAGAGCAAATGGTACATGGGGATCTTGGAAGAAAATAGCATACAGCGCAGATATCTCAGGTACAACAAACTATATATCTAAATTCACAAGTGCTAATAGCATTGGTAATTCATTGTTGTATGATAATGGTACTAACGTAGGTATTGGGACTACTAGTCCATCTCAAAAACTAGATGTAGCTGGTAAAATAAGATTAACTGATGATCTATTCTTAGATAGCACAAACCCTACAATAACATGGGGTGTTGGAACATTACGATTTTATTCCAATGCTGCTGCTGAAGTAAGAGCAATTATTGATGCATCAGGTAACGTAGGAATCGGTACTACTAGTCCTGCAACTAAGCTTCACATAAATTATACTACAGGAACTGGATTAACGCTATCAAACACAGTATCCAATCTTTATGCTGAAATGCGTTTACAAAGCGCAAACAGTTCAGCTTATATTTTTAAAAATTCAAATGGATATGGTGCTTACGGAGGCATTAATGCTTTAAATCTATTTAATGAAGGCCAAATAGCATTCCATAGTAGTACGGCAAGTAATATAATGTACCTAACAGCAGCTGGCAACGTAGGTATAGGCACTACTAGTCCTGGAGCTAAATTACACGTTGTAGGAAATACTTATATTGAATCTGGAAATTTATTTGTTGATACAATAGCTGGATATACTACAAATGTCGTATCTATAGCAGCTAATACTAATTTTTATGTACCATCAGGCAATGTAGGTATAGGCACTACATCGCCAAATAGAACATTAACAGTAAATGGGTTAGTAGGTGTTACAAATGGAACTGCAAATACACAACAATTTATATTTAGTATAGACGGAAATGCAGCATATTTAAGCTCATCATATATCGGCTCATCTTCTTATGTTCCTATGGCATTTGAAACAGGTGGAGCAGAACGTATGCGCATCACCTCAGGTGGCAACGTAGGTATTGGGACTACTACTCCAACTTATAAATTAGATGTTAATGGTACTGCGCGTTTTCAAGGTAATATTATTGCTTCAAATGGGCAATATATAGGTTCCACTCCTGTTGCTATTAAAATACCTTATAGTTCACTTGCAATTATTGGATCTGCTGTAAGTGATTCTCAGGCATCAGATGGTACTGCAGCTGTAAGATATAGCTCTTCTCCTAGTAATACATTTTTCTACGGTCCTTACGCAGCATTAGACGCTGGTAGTTATGTAGCAAGATTTAGAATAAAATTTGCTAATAACTCTAGTTCATCTTATATAGGATATATTGACGTTGTAGGAACAAATATTATTGGAAATGCTATAGAGCTTAGGCCTAATATGTTACCAAGTGGAGGTGATTATTACTATATTGATATACCTTTTACTTGTAGTAATGATTCATCTTCTTATGAGTTAAGATGGATAGATTGGCAAACAGGAGTAACAGACACATATCTTGATCATGTTTTAATTGTTTCCCAGTCTCAAACAAATAATATTTATGTCACTAATGGTGATTCATTCAATATTTATGAAAGTCAACTAAAAAGATTTACAATATTAAATGGATCAGGTAATGTAGGTATTGGTACTGCTGCTCCAACTTATAAATTAGATGTTGTTGGAGATATTAGATTACCTGAGAACAATTACTTGTATTTCGGTAACACTTCTAATTTTATAAGAAGAGATAGCTCTAATATATTAACTGTTGCAGGATTTAGTTCTGTTCACTTAACTACTTTTGGATCAACTAGAGTAGCTGTAGCTGGGTCTGGGGATGTTGGTATAGGTACAACTAGTCCTGATGTTAAACTTCATGTTGTAGGTACATCATTCGTGCCTACTACGATGAAACTTGTACATAGCCAAGCATTTGGAACTCCTCAGACATTATCATTAAGCTCAAACTCTACAGGAGTATCATCTTTAGATCTTTCATTTGCTAATCCATTTGCCATAAATATTGGTGGATCTGAAATGATGCGTATAGCTGCTAACGGTAGTGTAGGCGTTGGAACAACTGCTCCTGATACATCATCTATAATGGACTTGTCATCAAGAAGGCAAGGTTTCTTACCTCCGAGAATGACAAATTCAGAAATGAACAGTATAGGGTCACCTGCTACAGGATTAATTGTGTATGACACAACTAACAATAAAGTAACAGTATACAACGGAAGCAGTTGGGTACCATTACACTAAATTCATTATATTTGTAAAAAAAATCTAATTATGAAAAAAGAACAAGCTTATCAAGTATTAGTAGATGCAATCAACTTAGCAACTACAAAAGGATCGTTTAACTTGCAGGATGTGTCTGCTATTTTAGCAGCGCTTCAGGCACTGAAGCCAGAGGAAGAAGATGGTAACTAATTGGGTGATCTCCGCTATGGAGTGTAGAGTTCATGAAGAGAACATGGACGATGTTGTAATCATTGTTCACTGGAGATTCCAGGGGAATGAGATTCACGATGAAAAAGATTATTTTGCGGAAACTTATGGCGCTACCTCAGTAGGTATGCCTGATCCGGAAAACTTTACTCCATACGATCAACTTACAGAGGAGCAAGTTGTTGGATGGTTAGAAGCGGAGTTAGATGTTCCTGCGATGACTGCAAGTCTTCAAGAGAATATTGACTTACAAATCAACCCTGTTGTTGTAACACTTCCGCCGGCTTGGCAGCAAAATGTATAATAAATGCAAGAGTTGATTCAATTTGGTATGGTTACGGCCATAGCTATTATAGGATATTTTTTAAAGATGGTTCACTCTGATGTACGTAAGAACACTGAAGATGCCGGCAAACTCAAAGGAAAGATTGAGCTTGTCGAGCAGGAGTCTCGTCTCAAATATCAAGCCATTCAGGAGCAAACTCAACTAGAGATAAAAAACTTAGCTAGAAGTGTAGCTGAGTTATCAGACGCAGTAAAGCAACTAATAATTAATAGATAATGGATACAGTATCAACAACACCTGACTTCGGTGTATTCTCACAGCTATCTGAGTACGGGCCATTGGGTCTCGTTGTATTGGCATTGGGCTATGTGGCATGGTTATTCATCAAAAGACATTTAGATAATAAGTAATGTCATTCGGTCCATTTGAAGTATTAACGCAGTATGGTGTCCTAGGATTCGCAGTATTAGCACTTGGCTACCTGTGTTGGATGTTCCTTAATCGCCTAATGCAGAGCGAGGATGATCTTAAGGCAAAGGTAAATGATCTTGAGGGAGAGTATCGTGAGAAGCTTGACAGCAAGCTTACAGAGAGCACTGAGAGTTCTAAAAGTCTCAAGGAGATAGTTCTGATGTTCTTAAGTAAGAAATGAAAAAGAAGCTCATCATTGTAGGCTCTCTATTTATTATACTTGTGGTAACGCAAGTATTCTCAAGCGGACATGGTCACGTTGTCGTGGTTGAGGATAACATACAGCTAACCGGGGAAAATAAGAAGCTTACAACAGCTAATAAGAAGCTTACTAATAGTGTAAACGAATTAAAAGCTGATAAAGAGAACTTACAAGACATGGTATCTGAGGTCATAGGAGACCTAGACAGCACCAAGTCGGTCGTAAAAGATATTAAAAAAGAACTAGCAAATGAGAAAGATATTGTTCGTAGTCAGTCTACTGGTAAGCAGTTTGAGTTTCAGCCAATCACGTTACCCACTTCAGACGGTAATTGATGGTGACTCTGTTGTCATACTAACAAAGGCACAGGCTGATACAATAAACGCAATATTCGAAAATCAGAAAGCTAGGATTGCAAGATTTAAGTCCGATGTAAAGACAAAGGACTCTATTATATCAGTTAGAGATACAGTGCTTATGTTCTACAGCCAACAGGTTGTGCAGTATAAGAACGTGATTGACCTACAGATTGTACGTGAAGATAAGCTTGACACCATACGTCAGTGGCTTCAAAAGAGAGCCATTGAAGGAGCTTGGATCTACTACTCATACATAAACAATGAGATAGTAGCTGTGGACTTATCTGACTACGTTGTAAGAAAGGATGACTATACGGGTGATATAATGTTCTATAAAAGAACAGAAGACTGCCCTAATGACGATAAACAAAAAGAACCGCCTGTTGGTTGGCACTACGATGTAGTAAAACCAAAAAGACCTAAACTAAATATTTTTAAACTATGAGAAAGTTTTTCAGAGAGTTGATTTCGGACGATAATCAAATTAACGAGCAGGCTTTTGTTGGCGTCATCTCGTTTTTCGCAATGGTGTTTGTCTTATTGACAGATGTAATCACCGGTGTAATTGGTAACGAACTTGTCATTAAAGAATTTATCTTTGATGGATTTATGTTACTAACTTTGGGAGCGTTTGGTATCACAACTGCCGGGCGTATTATGAAACTTAAAAATAAAGATAAAGATGCAACTGAGTAAAAATTTAGCACTAGCAGAAGTAACACGTAGCGAAACTGCAAAACGTAAAGGCATTTCTAATATGCCAACACCTGAGCACTTGGAGAACTTCAAGAAGTTAGCTGAGAATGTGTTCCAACCTATCCGCGAGCACTTTGGTGTTCCTATTCACATCTCATCAGGCTATCGCTCTGCTGCTTTGAACAAGGCCGTAGGGGGCAGCGCATCCAGTCAACATTGCACTGGTGAAGCGATTGATATCGACATGGATGGTACATCTATCACCAATGCTCAAATCTTTAACTTCATCAAGGACAACTTAAACTTTGACCAAATGATTTGGGAATTTGGAACAGATAAGAATCCTGATTGGGTTCACGTATCTTATGAGTCTACCGGCAAGCAACGCAAACAAATCCTTGTAGCTAAGCGTGTAGGTGGCAAGACTACTTACGTTCCATACAAGTAACATTTTTTTTGTTAACTTTGCTACATGAAGAAAATTGAGCAGTCAACTAAGAAGGATATTAAGGTTAGCCGCCCTGGAATTCACGCTAAGTGTAAGACGTCTAAGTTAAAGTCTTCTAAGAATTATAAAAAGTCATATAAAGGACAAGGAAGATGAAAATACAAAACTATTCTGTAGAGGCACCTACACCAAGCGATATATTAATAGGAACAAATGTTTCTACGAATAATGCTACAGCTAATTTTAGAATTGCTGATATTTTATCTTTAACAAATGTATCTTCGTTTAAATTTGATGATATGGTTGGTGGCACCTTAACAGGTGTAGGTACTCTTGTCATATTATCTAGCGTTATGATTCCTGCTAACTCATTGACTAATAATTGTACTTTAGATTTTGTCTCAAGATTTTTAAAGACTGACGCGAATGTAACTTCTTCTACAGTTAGATTATTTGTAAATACATCAAATAACTTAACAGGATCTACAAACTTGGCTTTTGCTTTAGGAGCTAGTACTTCAACAAGAAGTGCTTCTTTTTCTAGAACATTCTATATCAAAAACTCTGTATTAAGAGGATATGATTTTGGATCTGAGGCTTTGACAGATGAGTCTAATAGCCCTTTTGCAGATGGATCTTACAATATAGATGTAACAGTTGATAATTATTTTATGGTCGCAGTTTCAAACGTTGCATCAACATCAACGATGTCTATACCATTTTCACGATACATTGTCTATAGATGATAATTGCAAAATGGATACCAAATAAAAAGTACAGTAGCTCATTAGTGGCTACTGTCTTTGTTTATAACCTTATCAAAGATGAGAAACAAATTAGCAGGAACTAAAACAGGTACATCAAGGAGTGCTAAGTACTATCAGTCAAACCCTGAGGCGAGAGCCAAGAAGGAGAAATATGACAAAGAATACCACTCTTCAGATGAGCGTAAAGAATATCGTGCCGGACTCAACAAAGAGAACCGTGAGCGTGGTACCTACGGGAACGGAGATGGTAAGGACGTAGCCCACAAGTCTCGCACGCGTACACGTATGCAGTCTCAATCAAAGAACCGCGCTGATAAGAAGCGTTCATTTTTCAAGTAATGAAACGATTTGCACTTACTTTTGCTGCGCTGCACCTACTTTTTGCGTGCTCGTCAAACTACCACCTAAACAAGGCCATAAAGAAAGGGTACCGATGCGAGGAGATATCTGATACAATTCAGATAACTTCGATAGACTCAATTCCTGTAATTGTACACGACTCAATTGTGTGGGAGAAGATCTTGGTCCAAAAAGATACAATCATTCGTTACAAGCAAAGTATTGTGCCTAAAACGAGACTTGAGATAAGATTGGATAAGCACAAGTTTAGCGATAGCCTCAAGACCATTAGAAGGATGTATTCTAACAGCTTAAAAGCTGATGTCAAAATGCATCGTGACAGCTTAAAAGCTGATGTCAAGTTAATTAAGCAAAAAACTAGACAAAATAAGAAAAGCCAAAACCTATTCCTATTTGGTTTAGTGACAGGTGTAATACTCACTATAATCATAAGGTATGCAATTAATCAAGCACTCAAAAAATTTACATGAGTTAATCATTCCGACAGATGATTTTCAGATAGCAATGCTATCAGACATCCATTGGGACAATCCAAAGTGCGATTGGGATGTCTTGAGAAGTCACCTAGATTACTTCAAGAAGAACAACATACCAGTCATGATAAATGGGGATTTTTTCTGTTTGATGCAGGGTCGTGGCGATAATCGTAGAAACAAGTCTGACATTAGGCCTGAACACAATAACTTCAGATACTTAGACTCAATTGTTGAGACTGCTGTAGAGTGGTGGACGCCATATGCAGACATCTTAACAGTAATTGGATATGGTAATCACGAGACAGGTGTCATAAAGTGGCAAGAGACTGACATACTTCAGCGATTTGTTGATTTACTCAACCTTAAGTGCGGAACAAATGTACAGGTAGGAGGGTACGGCGGGTGGTTGGTATTTAAGATTGGCACTAGATCAATACACACTTACAAAGTAAAATATTTTCATGGCTCGGGAGGCGGTGGAATTGTCACAAAGGGGGCCATCAATCTAACAAGAGCGCTAGAGCTATATGAGGATTTTGACGTGTTTACAATGGGCCACATACATGAGAATGCCTCACGTAATGACGTTAGGGATATGATTCAACATCACCCCAACTTAGGTTATCAAATGAAGCAGCGTCAGATTCACCTTATGCTCACAGGAACATACAAAGAGGAATATGAGGATGGGCACCATGGATGGCACGTTGAGAGAGGTGCTCCCCCAAAACCAATTGGTGGACGTGTACTTAGACTTAAAAATGTACGTATTATGAAAGGTGGTATTGATAGAGTTGAGAAGAGTATTGACTCTTATAAAATAATTATCTAATAAATTGTATCTTTGTAAAAATTAAATCCAATGAAAGTAGAAAAGTTTTTAACTAAGGAGGAGCTAGAGGCTACTCAAGGAATGCACAACGAGTTTAACAAGCTAAAGATTCAGCTTGCTGACGTTGAGCTACAGAAGCACGGTCTATTAAAGCATATTGATATGCTAAGACTAGAGTTTCAGCAACACGAAAAAGGTCTAATGGACAAGTACGGTGAGGATGCTGTAATCAACCTTCAAACCGGAGAGGTCACAAAAAAATAAAATATGTCAGGTGACTTATTTTAGAAATTAAATTCAATGGAAATCAGGAAAATATCAGTCGGACCGGACTACAAGGGTGGAGCAATGCATTACATTGTTGGTCAGAAAGTACTAGGTGATACTCAAGATATTCACCTCATTAAGTACGACGACTACAAGCAATCAATTAAGATTTATATTGCCAATGATAAGAATGAGATTGTCCTTTGGAAAGAGTTCAATAATACCGTTCCTGTTGCCATTGAGTACAATATAAATATCTAATGCAATCACCATTTTACTTTATCACTAAACCACTTAAGGGGAAGAGATACAACAACACCAAGGATATTGGTGGTATCGACCTTATTATAAGCACTTCAGAGGAAGACCACAGGTTCTCAAATAGAGAGGCAGAGGTTGTCGAGATACCACTAGGCTATGAAGGGCCTATCAAGCCCGGGCATAAGCTACTTGTACATCACAACGTATTCAAGTTTTACAACGACATGAAGGGTCGTCGCAAGAGCGGTAAGAGTTTTTTCAAAGAAGATTTATTTTTTATTGAGCCCGACCAATTCTATATGTTCCATGATGGAGAGTCTTGGATGGCCTACGACAAGTACTGCTTTGTTGAGCCTGTAAAACCTGAGGAGTCGTACATCTACAAGCCATTAAGCGAAGAACCACTGATGGGAATTATGCGCTATCCAAACGAGTCGCTTATAAAGGCCGGAGTAAAAGCCGGAGACAAGGTGTGCTTTAAGCCTGAGAGTGAGTATGAGTTTATCGTAGACGATGAGAAGCTATACCGCATGTATGACCATCAAATCACAGTGAAATTATGAGTAGAGAGAAAGACTTAAGACGTAATATTATTGAGGCAGGATACAGAGCCGTTGAACAACTCATCAAAGTTGCTAAAGAGGATATCATTAAACCTGATCCTGAAGATGACTTGTCAGTGGACAAATTAAAGAACGCTGCTGCGTCAAAACGATTAGCTATATTTGATGCATTCGAAATTCTAAATAAAATCGAAGCCGAGAAGGCTATATTGGAGGAGGTAAAAGATGAATCACCAAAGCTTGACATTAAACAGGGATTCGCAGAGCGAAGAGCTAAATAAGCTATATAGCGTTATCAGAGATCACATCCCAAAGAGGGTTAAGGATCAAAAGAACCGAAACCACAGTTGGCAGTATGGTTATAATGACCAATATGACGTTGTAATCTTGTCAAAGACGGGAAGAATAGGTGATATATACAACATCAATGGAGTGAATATAGCCCTTCCTGATGTGCCTTCAAAATTAACGAGCAGAAGTTCAAAATCATCAGAGCAGTATTGGGAGCGTGTTGACATACCAAAACAGTTGAGTCGCATTCAGTCAATCTTCCAATGGCATGAGATGCCTAAGGAGTTCAAGGCGCAATACGTTGACTACATAGAGCAAGAGTTTGATCGTAGAGATCAGGGGCATTGGTTTATGAACAATGGCACTCCTACATATATGACGGGGTCCCACTATATGTACCTTCAATGGTCTAAGATTGACGTCGGATACCCTGACTTTCGGGAAGCAAATCGCATCTTCTTTATCTATTGGGAGGCCTGTAAGGCTGACTATAGAAGCTTTGGTATGGTATATTTAAAGATACGTCGTTCCGGGTTCTCCTTTATGTCATCATCAGAATGCGTGAATATTGCAACTCTCGCTAAAGATTCACGGGTTGGTATCTTGTCAAAGACAGGTTCCGATGCCAAGAAGATGTTTACGGACAAGGTTGTGCCCATCAACAGTAACTTGCCGTTTTTCTTTAAGCCGGTGATGGATGGTATGGATAAACCAAAGACAGAGCTTGCCTATCGTGTTCCTGCTTCCAAGATCACCAAAAAGAATATGCATGAGATTGATGAGGATGGCGTAGACGGCCTTGACACAACAATAGATTGGAAGAACACAGATGAGAACTCTTACGATGGTGAGAAACTATTGTTTTTAGCACATGACGAGAGCGCAAAATGGACTAAGCCAAATAATATCCTGAACAATTGGCGTGTAACCAAGACGTGTTTGCGATTGGGTTCTAAGATTATCGGTAAGTGTATGATGGGTTCGACATCCAATGCATTGAGCAAAGGCGGTCAGAACTACAAAGACTTGTATGAGGATTCTAAGCCGTCTACACGAAATGCCAATGGTCAAACAAAGTCGGGACTTTATGGTCTATTCATCCCGATGGAGTGGAACATGGAGGGCTTCATTGACCTTTATGGTATGCCTGTATTGCGTAAACCAAGTGCTCCTATCAAAGGAGTTGATGGGAATATGATTGTTAATGGGGCCATTGACTATTGGGAGGCAGAGGTTGACTCATTGAAGAACGACCCTGACGCACTTAACGAATTCTACCGTCAGTTCCCAAGAACAGAGTCGCACGCATTTAGAGATGAAAGCAAGGCTGCTCTATTTAACTTGACTAAGATATATCAGCAGATTGACTTTAATGATACATTGATTAAAGAGCACCACTACACTAGAGGCTCATTTAGTTGGAAGGATGGCATCAAAGATACGCAAGTGATATTTACTCCTGATCGAAGGGGAAGGTTCTTGATAGCATGGGCTCCTGCAAGGCATTTACAAAACCAAGTATACACAAAGAACGGCATTAAGTATCCCGGAAATGAACATATTGGTGCCTTTGGCTGTGACTCATATGACATCTCAGGAGTTGTGGTAGGACGTGGTTCAAATGGTGCACTGCATGGTCTAACCAAATACCACATGGATGAGGCGCCTATAAACCAATTCTTCTTAGAATACATTGCGCGTCCTCAGACTGCTGAGATATTTTTTGAGGAGGTATTGATGGCCTGTGTGTTTTATGGTATGCCAATTTTGATTGAGAACAACAAACCTCGTTTGCTGTATCACTTTAAGAACAGAGGGTACCGTGGTTTCTGTATCAATCGTCCTGACAAGGTGTACGCTAAGTTGTCTAAGACAGAACGTGAGTTAGGTGGTATACCAAACTCATCAGAGGATGTCAAGCAGGCGCACGCTGCGGCTATTGAAAGTCACATCGAGAAGTACATCGGTGTTAGAGAAGATGGGGAAATGGGATTTATGCCGTTCAACAAAACACTAGAGGATTGGGCTAAATTCGATATTAGCGACCGTACAATGTTTGATGCGACAATTAGCTCAGGATTGGCTATTATGGCTTGTCAGAAGCACTTATATCAACCTGAGGTAAAAGAGTCAAAAATAAGCATTAAATTTGCTACATATAATAATAAAGGGAATATTAGCTCCTTGAATACATGAAAGAAGTAATCGTAAACATATCATCTACATCATTTCCGAGTCAATTCGCAACTGATGCAGAAAAAGCAACCGATGAGTTTGGTCTCCAAGTTGGACAGGCCATACAATACGAGTGGTTCCGCAAGGATGGTAACCAATGTAGATATTACAGCCAATGGCGTGACTTTCACCGCTTGCGTTTATATGCGCGTGGTGAGCAGCCTATTGCTAAATACAAGGATGAGCTTGCTATTGATGGTGATCTATCATACATCAACCTTGATTGGACACCTGTGCCAATCATTCCTAAGTTTGTTGACATTGTTGTCAATGGAATGTCTGACCGTTTATTCAAGGTTAAGGCATATGCTCAGGATGGAATGTCTCAGGCAAAAAGAAACAAGTATCAAGATATGATTGAGAGTCAGATGGTTGCAAAAGACCTTCTGATGAATATACAAGAGCAAACAGGTGTTGATCCATTTGTAATGAACCCTGATGAGCTTCCAAGCACTGACGAAGAGCTATCATTGTATATGAACCTCAACTACAAACCTGCAATTGAGATTGCAGAAGAGGAGGCTATCAATACCATTCTTGATGAGAATAGATATGACAATATTCGTAAGCAGTGTGACTACGACCTAATGACTCTTGGTATCGCTGTAGAGAAGCATGAGTTCCTTCCGGGAGCAGGTGTTCAAATCTCATACGTAGATCCTGCAAACATTGTTTACAGCTACACTGAAGATCCATACTTTAGAGACTGCTTCTATTGGGGTGAAATAAGAACGCTTTCAATTACAGAGCTTTACAAGATTGACCAATCGCTAACGCGTGAGGACTTGGAGCAAATTTCAAAATACAGCCAAAGTTGGTATGACTACTACAATGTAGCTCAGTTCTACGAGAATAATGTTTTTTACCGTGATACGTGCACTCTTCTTTACTTTAACTATAAGACTACTAAAAAAATTGTATACAAGAAAAAAATTCTTGACAATGGAAATACGAGAGTAATTGAGAAAGACGATAACTTCAATCCTCCTGTGGAGATGATGGAAGAAGGTCGCTTTGAAAAAATTGAGAAAACAATTGACGTTTGGTATAATGGTATCATGGTTATGGGTACCAATATCCTACTTAAGTGGGAGTTAGCTGAGAATATGGTTAGACCAAAGTCAGCTACTCAGCACGCTTTACCAAACTATGTAGCTGTTGCTCCACGTATGTACAAAGGTGTTATTGAGTCAATGGTTCGTCGAATGATACCATTTGCTGACTTGATTCAGTTGACGCACTTGAAGCTTCAGCAAGTAATTGCACGTGTTGTACCTGATGGTGTGTTCATCGATGCTGATGGTCTCAATGAGGTTGACCTTGGTACAGGAGCGGCTTACAATCCTGAGGATGCACTCCGACTATACTTCCAAACGGGTAGTGTAATTGGACGTAGCTATACTCAAGATGGTGAGTTCAACAATGCTCGTGTTCCAATCCAAGAGTTAAACAGTAACTCCGGTGCTGCTAAGACACAAATGCTTATTGCAAACTACAACCACTATATGGATATGTTGCGTTCAGTAACAGGTCTTAATGAGGCTCGTGATGGTTCAGACCCTGATCCGCG